CTGATAACCGAGCTCGAGCTCCAGCCGAAATTTAAACTCGGCACCGACGACGCTCCGATCCTTATGCGATCCGAACGCTATCCGAACGGCCGGCGAGCTGTTTACCTGGGCGACTTTCGTTATCGAGACGACGCGCTCCGAGACGGCGAGATCGTAATCGAGGACGTGAAAGGGATCGACACGCCGTTATCGAGGGTAAAGCGAGCTATCGTCGAGGCGCAATATAACGTCGAAATCGTGCTAATTTGAACCGCAACCGAAACCGAATAGGGCCGTTTTGTCACTTTGTCGAGCACTATGCCCGCCGCTTTGTTATTGTATGAGCCCTACAACCCGACATAAAAGCCGACCGCGTGACGCGATAGGGAGGCCGTGATGGCCCGAAAAAAAACGATTACTCGCCGGCGGCGCTTGTTATTCCTGGCCGAGCTCCTGGATACTGGCGCCGTGACTATGGCCGCAAAGGCCGGCGAGATCGGCCGCTCCTCCTGGTATGATCTCAGATCCCGCGATCCAGAATTCGCCGGATTATGGGACGACGCCGAGGCGGAATTCATGGACAAGGTCGAGGCCGAGGCGTTCAGGCGCGGCATGGAAGGCGAGACGAAATCGATCCCATATACCGACTACAATGGCGACGATAAGAAAACGAAATTTTATAAGATCACGACAAAGTCGGACAAGCTCCTCGAGCTATGCCTGAAATCACGACACCCGCTTTACAAGCCGAGCAAAACACTCGCGCACGAATTCCCCGACGGCCCGCCGCTCCAGGCGCCGGCCGATCAACCGGATTGGGATAATCTGACGCCGGACGAGCTCGAACAGCTCGTTATTTTGCAGCGGAAATTACACGCCGCCCGCGATCGTGACGTCGGCGCTCCAGGCTAAACTCGAAAACCTCCCCGAGCTCGAGGTCAGGCTCGCCGAGGAGTGCGAGAATCATCTCCGGATATTTACGCGCCAGGCGTGGAAGCATCTCGACCCCGTCCCGTTTATCGGCGGCCGGCATATCGATTTAATGGACGAGTATCTCGAGGCATTTATCGCCGGCGAGATCCCGCGCCTCCTCCTAAATATTCCGCCTGGTCACATGAAAAGCCTTTCCGTTTCGGTTTTGTTAAACGCCTGGGCCTGGACGAAACCCGCGAGGACAGGGCTCCGGTTTATGGCCACCAGTTACCGCGCCGACCTGGCGCTCCGAGACGCGGACAAAACTCGCGAGCTGATCCGCTCGCCCTGGTATCAAGAAAGGTGGGGCAATGTCGTCGGATCAATGCGCGAGACTAAGCTCCAGATCAGGCGAGACCAGGATCAGAAAACACGTTTCCAAAACAGCAAAGGCGGTTATCGATTCTCGACCTCGACGTCCGGAATTATGGGCGAGGGCGGCGACTTTATAATCCTCGACGATCCGCACAATGTCGAGTCGGCCGAGTCCGATTATCAGCGATCGCAAACCGTCGAGCGGATTCGGATGGCGCTCCCGACTCGAGTCCGATCTCCGAATGGCGGCGTTTGCGTAATGATGCAAAGGCTCCACGAGCGCGACTATGCCGGCGCCATGATTGCCGACGCGACCGACCTGGTTCATTTGTGCCTCCCTGCCAGGTACGAAAAAAAGCATCCATTTGTATCCGTCCCGATCACGCTCAAAAAGTCCGGTCGAAAATTGCCTGGCGATTTCCGAACCGAGGAGCGCGAGCTCCTCTGGCCTGGCCTGTTTAACGAGGAGCGCCTCGCCGGCCTCGAGGTCGAGATCGGGAGCTATGCAACCGCCGGCCAGCTCCAGCAACGGCCACACCCTCGAGAGGGCGGACTGTTTAAACGCTCCTGGTTCGAGGAGAGATTCGTCGACGCCGCACCGAAAGGCGGGGCCGTGGTTCGAGGATGGGATCTCGCGGCGACCGACGCCACGGCCAGCAACGCCTCGACGGCCGCCTATACGGTCGGTTTGCGTTTGCGTTATGTCGGGCGTAAAATTTATATCGAGGACGTGAATCGTTTTCGAGGATCGCCTGGTAAAGTTCGTAAAACAATGAGAGACGTCGGGGAGCTTGACGGGAAAGGCGTAACAATCGATTTTCCTCAAGATCCAGGACAGGCCGGAAAAGCGCAAGCGATAGACATAGCAGCGGATTTTCCGAGTTATCGGATTCATTACTCGCCGGAGTCTGGCGATAAATCAGTCCGAGCCGCCGCTCCGGCCGCACAAGCCGAGGCGGGCAATGTTTACATAGTTCGGGGCGCATGGAATAGCGAATTTATGGCCGAGCTCTGCGCGTTCCCTGGTGGCGCATTTGCCGACCAGGTCGACGCTTTCTCTCGTGCGTATCATCGAGCCGTCAGGCAACCAGGTCGACCGATCTCGGGCGCCATTCGAGGAGCCCATTAAACGGTCGAAATATTAACGGCGTGTGAGACGCTGTCGGTTTAAATTACAGGAGCCCGACAATGTCGACACTAGCAACCAATACGACCGCACCATTACAACCAGGAATCACGACACCACAAACCGCCGCCGGCGGCGGCTCCGCCGTCTCAAATCCACACCCTGATTATTTGGCCAGGCAACCCGACTGGAAATTAATGTTCGACACGAACGAGGGCCAGCGCCACGTCAAAGCGCAGAAAAATTTATACTTGCCGGCGACCTCGGGAATGAGAGCCCTCGGCCTGACTAAGGCCGACGACGAGGGCGCTCAGTTATACGCCTCCTATTTGACGCGGGCCTTTTTCCCCGACCTGGTAAAGGAAACCGTCCGAGCCCTGGCCGGAATCCTGGATCGGGAGCCGGCGAATATCGAGCTCCCCGCCGCCCTCGAGGATATGCGCGAGATCGCAACCCCGAAAGCCGAGTCGCTAAATGATCTCCTCGTTCAGATCCACATGAATCAGCTCCTATATGGCCGCCTGGGCCTCCTGGTCGACGTCGATCCGTCGAGGGACTTGCCGGTTATCGTTAATTATCCAGCGCCCCAGGTCATTAACTGGGACGATCTGACGCAAACCGCCGACCCGAAACAAACCGACGACCAGAAACGAAAGGAAGCGATCCGCCGGTTATTGTTCGTCGTCCTGGACGAGACCCGATTCGAGCGCGACACGGGCGATAAATTTACCTGGAACCTCGTCCCTCGATATAGAGCCCTAAGTCTCGGCGACGCCGCCTCGGACGTGTACACGAGCCAGGTCGAGCGAGACGGCTCACTCCAGGAGGCGATCGTCCCGAGTATCCGAGGGAAAACCCTCGACGAGATCCCGTTCGTTTTTGTCAATACGACCGACCTGGCCACAAAGCCGGCCGACGTCCCGCTGGTTAATCTCGCGAATCTATCGCTCGCGATCTATCGAGGCGAGGCCGATCACCGGAGCGCCCTGTTTATGTCCGGCCAGGATACGCTCGTCCTGATCGGGTACGACCTCGGAATGAGCGACGAGGGAAACCCAGGCGACGGATCGGCGAAACCGATTATCGGTTCCGGCGCTTATTTGAACCTCCCGAATCCCGAGGCCGACGCTAAATTTATCGGCCCCGACTCGAACGCATTATCGGAGCAACGGACGAGCCTCGAGAATGATTACGTCAGAGCCGGCGAGGAGGGCGTCAAGTTGCTATCGTCCGGAGCTGGTGCCGAGGCGGCCGAGACGCTCCGGATCAGAGTCGCGGCCAGGACGGCCACGCTCCAAACCATCGCAATGACAGCGGCGAGCGCCCTCGAGACGTCTCTCCGCCAGTGTGCGGTATGGGTAGGAGCAAACCCTGACGAGGTAAAGGTCGAGCCGAATCTCGACTTTATCGACGAGGCGAGCGACGTCGCCGACCTGGTTAAATTCGCCCAGGCCAAAAAATCGGGGACTCCGATCTCCTGGAAATCCGTCCATAATTGGCTCCGGCAAAAAGATTTCACCGAGTTTACATTCGAGGAGGAGCTCGATCAGATCGGCGAGGAGGACGACGACGACCGGCTCAAAGGCGGCGACGATCCATTGCGCGGAATGTTTGAGCCAGGTCAGCCGCTACCAGGTCAGCCAATACCAGGCCAGCCGGCCGCCGGCGGGGACGACGGGGACGACGACAGCAACGACGAGGAGTAAATCATGGCCACAGTAAACGAGGAGATCCGCGACCAGCTCCTCGCGCACCAGGTCGAATTAATCCGTTTCGGTAAAGGAATGTCGACCAGGATAACGCGAATCCTGGACAAGGCCGAGCCCGAGCTCCGCGCCGCGATCCGCGCCCGCCTCGATCGGATCGCTCACCTCGGCTATGATCCAGGGCCGGCGACCACGGCCAGGATGATCCGAACATCGAAATTAATCGCCGAGATCTCAAAGCCGACATTTCAGGACATTAATAAACTCGTCCGCGACGAGCTGGTCGGCCTCGCGATCGGCGAGACGCAATTTATCGCCGGCGTTTTTAACGACACGCTCCCCGTTATATTTGCGCCTGTACTCCCGACCGCCAGGGAGCTCCGAGGGATCGTATTCGCCCGACCGTTTGAAAACCGGATTCTCCGCGACTGGCTCGCGACTTATCGAGTCGGGGATCAGCGTCGCATGATGGACGAGATCCGCCAGGGCCTCGTATTCGGCGAGACGCCGACGCAAATCGGCCAGCGCATATTCGGGACGAGGGCGCTCGGCGGCACCGACGGGACTCGAGAGATCACCAGGCGAGGAGCTCAGACTCTCGCGTCGACCTCGATCTCCGCGATCTCGAACGCGACCCGTCAGGAGTTTTACAAAAAAAACCGGCGGATAGTAAAGCGCGAGGTCTACACGGCGACGCTCGACTCGAGGACGACGCCGATTTGTTCGAGCCTGGACGGCGACGTTTTTCCAGTCGGCGAGGGATCGATTCCGCCGCTCCACATCAATTGCCGATCGATCCGCGTCCCTGTCGTCGACGGCCGCCGCCTCGGCACCAGGCCGAGCGTCGCGGCCACGGCCCGACAGCTCGAGGGACTCTCCGGCCCCGAGAGGCGCCGCGCCCTGGATCGCCTGGTCGGCCGAGTGCCAGCCGAGACCACGTATCAAGCCTGGTTAGGCCGTCAAACCGTCGGATTTCAAAACGAGGTA